GTTTATTCGGGTTCCTATCAGAGGGACCAGGGTTGTTGAGGCGGAAGCCAATAACAAAGCTTAAGGCAGCACGTTGACGCGTTATGATAAGTGAATTGCGTTGGTCCAAAGATTGGGTTCGAGGACTGGCAAGACTTAGAGGTAAGGGTTGATTCCCGCGGAAGTCGATTATGGATGAAAACAACAGCGGACATAATCAATGATTCAGATTTTAGTGCAGCTGCCGGCACGATTTATTAATCGCAGTAATTAGGAGAAAATGATGGTTACGGTAATCAAAATGGATGAAAAGGGTGGTACGAGCGTCGCTCGCGAAGTGCCACTAATTTCAGCGATAATTGGGTCAATAGTTGTAGACGATAGGCAGGATTCATTTAAGTGTGTTGATGGCAACGCGCATCAACGCAGAGTAGCCAGTCGTCGTGTATCAAGAGCTCGAAGTAGTATGGTGTTAATATCACGGTTTAAATTCTTTCTCGCGGGCGTAAGCATGCGAGCAAGGAGCAACGATGATGGCTCACTATGCATGCTACGCTCAAGTAAGAGTGAGGGTAGAGCTAATGTCAATAACGCTTTGCCGTAAGAATAGTTCTTGGTTAGTACTTGGTAATAGCAACAATAAACTTTATTAATGGGGTTTAAAATGACACGTTCTAAGAAATATTCAAGAGGTATACCATGGTGGATGCTACCTAGTCAACCACGCATACCAACAGAGCAATCAAACGCGCAAACCGGAGGTAACTATGTCTACAGTTGAAGAGAGTGAAGTTAGCGTAATTTCTATTCTAACTAAACAGGTCGCAAGACAGCATGCTTCGGTATATGTTGAAAGGCTAATACAAACGGCGGATGCTATGCGAAAGCATGGTTTAGTCGCTGTAGCACAACAACTGGAGAGCGCGTATTTTGATATTTATGAAACTAACGGTATCGACATTGTCGTACCGGTCGTAATGGAGCTAAGAAATGCACAAACCGACACTCAAATATGGCAATATTCAGATGTCTCAGGATTCGCTAGTGAAGGCCTTGCAATCCCAGGGATATCCACTCCTATCAGCGCAGAACATCGTGCGCAGGTTATCGCACTCAATTCAATCAGGTATGAGAACAGAGGATGAAGTTTCAAAGATTCTAAAGTCGCTAATAGCGATGGACGAGTACTCTGCCACACCTATAAATGAATCGGGTGTGATCAAACTCCTTAAACAACACTTTAAAAGGAAATAAAATGGACAAAGTAATCAATAGGCCTAACGCCTTTGTGTTACCTCGTGGTGCAATCCTTCCAGAAGGTTCACCAATTCGCGCCATCGCAGTGACTAATATCAGAGAGGTTTGTAGCGCACTCGCGCATCACACTGATCAGGTGCCAGTCGCCTTAGCGTTTGGTGATTTAGATCTACTCTCGACTTTAATCAAGCATCAGGATCAAGTTCCGTGGGTACCATCCGCTTTAATAGGCGCTCCTAGTGGTGAGTACGATATTCTGTTTGATCAGATAACCTTTCCGTTAGACAAAGTGTCATATGATATTCTCGAGCGTGAGCTTCGTGGTAAACGTGAGAAGCCAACTGATCGTGCAGCTCGTGACGTAGTTGAGTCTATCGATGACGCTTCTATACTACGGCGATCATCCAAAGCCTCTAACCAATTTGGACCATCTCCATCAGATACTGATGAAGACGCTGATTAGGAGAAATCATGAAGCGCAGCCGCACATTGCTTGAAAACGGTTTTGCTTTACCCTCAGGCAGGGGCAATCAATTATTATGGCGATCACGTTCACCAGTCTGGGATAGAAAACCAAATCAAAGAGGTAATTTAATGTTACCCGGCATCAGATCAACCGATGCTCAATTCATTGATTTTCTACGCCTTATAAGCAATGAGTGTAATAAAATACTCAAGTTCGATCCAACTGATGAAGGTTTCGCCGGTGCCAATGGTGTAACTGGTTCTTTTGATCGTATCCGTACTATTAGCGGCTTAGGGATGGTGCCACTTACCTATTTACCGCGAGATAATGACAAAATTGCTAAAGACATGGGTCTACCATCAGGTTTCTTGAAAGAACGTCACAAACGTATTTTCGAAGACTTGATAGATCTAATGTGGGGTAAGGCTAAACGTACTAATTTTAGAATACCAAAGGATTCGTCCAGCGGTTTCCCATTCTTCACCTCTGATTCAAGTGAGAAGCTTCGCATCGCTAATCATGTTCTTAAGAATCATGCAGTAATACTTGATGCGTTATTACGTGATGATGTCGCTGGTTTGGCTAAAGAACATGCGTTCGTTATCGCGTATTTTATGGGCGTTAGGGGTCAATCTGATCCACCGGGAAAAGAGCGTTTTGTTAATGATTTTGAGTACGCTACTACTGGTGGTAGATCTGGTCGTCGGTTCGCCGCGAACAAGCAAGTTGTTATTGATGGTCGGGTAATCGACGACTTTAGTACAATGCGCATGCGTACAGTTTGCGGGATGGCCATGCCTCCTAATATTTTGATTAATGTGGTGCAATATGCCGTTCGTGCGCATTACGCACACGAGTATGCATTTACATGGCATCACACCACTCATCAAGCCAAACTTGACAAGGTCAGGATGTTTAAGTATGCAGTTGACTTAGATGTTACGCAATTTGATCAATCATGTCAAGCATGGGCTATGGATCACTGGCTAACACAACTAGAGAAGTACCTGTCCCCGGGTATGATCGCGTTGTACAGAAAGGCGCATCATGCTCCTTACTTTCAGCCAAGCGTAGACGGTATCCAACCAGGTCGTTGGATGGGTAACCCACTAGATGGAAAGGAATTTACCCTAAATCCTGGTCTCATGTCAGGGATTGCTACAGTCTCTGATTTCGGCAAGTTTATGATGGTGTTTGCGTATCTTTGTTGGATCGATGATGTAACTCAAGATGTTTTGGAATTCGGTATGTCCAAGATATTAAAAGGCCAACACCCTAAGTACGCTATGTTGAATATGGGCGATGATTGTCGCCTACTTTTAAATGACGCTCAATTACGAGCTACATTGCTTAAACGGATCAGAGATGAAAACGACTCCAAAGGTGAACGTACTACATACTTCCAGTTTGATATTGAAACTGGTGGCTCATTCATTGGTGATGTAATTATCCGTCCGAATGATCAGCTAGAATTGGTACCTTCGATTATATCGTATCTCGACAAGTTCTTCGTGGCCGAGCGCGGTATAGATTCAAAATTTCGCAAGTACTGGCCTTTCGGCTACTACGAACGGAAAGTGCTATTCGGGAAGGCCCCTGCGTACGACGCCGTTGAAGAGTTAGTTCAATGGTGCTGGAAGCAGAGTTTTCCAGAGTATTCGAACATCAATACCATAGTTGATAAATTTATGGATCAAACCGGTTTAATTTTGCCCACCGCTGCTACATTACAAGATGCGCAGGCAATGTTAGATCCGGATAAGATCCATTATTCCATAAACGCGGACGATCTTAGCAAGGAAACTTTGGACTCACTTGTGATGTCCATCCCCGCTGAAGAGATCGATCCTGTTCTTAAACATTTATATGCAGGAGAAATATATGGCTGACATCGAATCAATCGGTGAGTTATATCGTGACTCAAAGGTAGTCGAGGTTGTCAAACCCGACTTGTTTATTAAACTTGCTGGCAGTTCATTCCCGCACGGGCGTATTGCCGACGCTACATATTCTAGACTATTGAAGCATGAGAATGCTAAAGTAGCGACATTAGAACTAGACAATGGCCGCATTGTCCTGGGTCGTGGTCTAAATCTTGTGCTGGGTATGGGCTCGTCAGGTAAGACGACATATCTGAAAGAGCTAAGCAAGCTCACTGGCTGGTCAATCGCAAAGTACTTCGAACCAGATCCCGATTCAGCTACTTCGTTAGATGACTTCTGTGAAGAGATTCATAAATTCATTATTGATCCGGACTCAGCTGAAGGGTTGTTAATCGACTCCTTAAAAGCGATTGTTTATTCTAAGGGTAACTTATCAAAAGGTGGTGTAAACATCTCCGCACTTCAAGAGTTATCGAATCTTTCATCTGTAGCTGCGAAGGCAGGTAAAATTCTTGTCGGCGCGATGAACTTGATCACCGACGATAAAGAGGTGTATGATGCTTACAGCGAAGCAGTGGTTAGTAGTATCAATGGTTTGATAACATTGCCATCGAGAGGCATTGCACGCTACCGTGTGCGTGACTACGTGACTGGCGAACGTCATGATTTTACACAGAATTGGGTCGTAACCCAAGATTCTGCAACCTATGACGGTCGTCAATCAGAGGTAATACACAATGCCACAGGTGCAAACACCGATTGGGATGCTACTCTCGGTCGCGCAACACGAAGTCTCGTTGGTAAAGAGTTCGATTGATAAAATCAAACTAATACATAAACAATTTCTGTAATTAATTAATATCTATAAAGGATAAATAAAATGGCTACAACTAAGAAACCACGTAGTAGTAAAGCAACTGAAGGTAATAAGCCTTCTGAACATGAAGCGCCTGAACTCAATCAGATTTTTTCAAATCTTAAGGTTGATTACGCTCAACGCGACGAGGAAATCCCTTTTGTGAGTATGGCCTCTAGCGCGTTCGTTAATCGCGCTTTCCAGCAAGCATTAGAACCTGGTCGCGTTATGGCCGATATTGCTGTTACATCAGTCACAATTGATATACACGCTTACAGTGCAAGACCCGTTTCCGTACTTGAGGCACCTATCAACATTGATATGGTCACACATAGGCTGGCAAATTCAGCCATTCGTGATGAAGTCTCTAAGTTTATCTCAAATTCTGATTCAATTTCGAATATCCTATCAACATTGATGCCTGGCAACTTCAAAGTTAACCTTGGCACACCACTGTTTACACGTTTTACTATATTTGATATTACTAGTAAGAGTGGTGTCGCTGTAGACGCCGCGTTGGTGATTACCGACCTACTTGTGTACTCTCTACAGAATCTCGGCATTGTCGGCATGAATAATGATCGAAATCATTTCCAAGTCGAAGTAAAGCGCGATCTGTTACCAGGCTTGCAAACCGTCGTGCACGAGTTAATCCGGTCAGATGTTGAGCGTCACTTAGATATATTGAAGCTGGCAATCGCGCCCGAGGGCAAGAAAGTCGAGTACTCCAATATCATTATCGATCGTATAGCTGATAAGATGCGTCTTATTGGTGCGCAATTACGTCGTGTAGGTGAAATCGAAGGTCAGATAAGAGACATTCTCTCAGTGTTGCGTATTAGAATCAACCCTAGCGCTTACGCTGAGAGTAAGGTTGATCGTGATTTATTAGATCATCCTTCAATTGTTGATTTGTCTGCGGATGCCACAATGATTGCTCTGGCTGCGTCGATCGGTCGCCATACACGTGTGCATTCTGATATCTCGTTGCTTATGAAGATAGATCAAATCGTCGCGCGTCTTCGTGATGTTACTCGCTTTAAACGCATCTCACGTGATGAGTTCCGTAATAAGTTTACTAAACACACACTTACCACTGATAAGGGTCGTCCATTGGCTGTAGTCGTTGGTCAGAACTTCCGTGGTGGCAACAGTGTTCAGGTGCTAGATTCCATCGTTTACGATGAATCAGCGGATCGTCACCAAATCTTAACGCAACCGATGATCGAATCTTTTATGACAACTGTTCAGGGTGACGTTATGGGCCATCTTGCTACGAGTCGTTCAGTGAGCGTCCTAACATCTGAACTTTCTCGTGTTGTATCAGATGAAACAGGCGCCTATACTCCCAGTGGTGTGTATAGCATTATGATGCCGAATGATCTTACCATGCATGTGCTTGCTATGTGCTCCGTTGATCGTGTAAGCTTGGCTTTGACTGATAGCGGTAAGTTTACTTTGCTTTATAAGGTTGATTTGAATGGTATTGACTACACTCCGGTATCTAGTGCGGCGGTTATGGATGAAGCAAGATTTGCCGATCCTGCTGAAGCTCTGATGTTACTCGAAAATTGGGACGGTGACTTTTATGAAGGTGATCGTGTACAAGTACTACCGAAAGAAGTAATCAATAATTACATCTATGGCGAGCCAAACGGATTGGAGCTTATTGATCTAGACCGTGAGCTTTTCTTGAAAGTTAGCGTCGGTGATGAAGTGTTCGAGTCTAAAACCCAGTTCCTAGATTTATTAGGCCGTGGTTACCTTGATTCAAATATTCTTGTCAAACCTTTCATCAATGGCGAAGTCGCAACCGCGAGGTTTGCGGTCTTAGAATACCTTGTTAACGTGGCGAATAAGTTTGCTAAATCGGATGAAAAGGTACACGCTGCAATCATGACACGTCTGTGTCGTGAAATCAGTGCGTTTCACGCAGCATTCAATGACGCGGCGCTTAAGCAAGTCGAGGCACGTATTATCGATTCATTTGTAGCAAGCGCTGAAATGGGTGCATCACGCGCTCACAGTAGACTGCGTAAAGCAATTTACCAGGCGCAAATTCGACACCTTGCTATCATTATCATCGCACAACGTCTGGGTTTAGTTCCACTACGTGGTACACTACTTGATACGTTGAATGATATTCAAGGTTCAGCGTTCTTCTACATCGAAGAAGGTATTGCGAAATAAGTTATGAGTTAACAATCCATAACACAAATTGATTAGTTTGTAAAATAATCAGGGTACACTCCTCAAAGTGTAG